GCTTACTAATTTAGGTAAGAGTCAAGAGGCAGTGATTGAATTCAATACTGTGAATCAATTACTTACTCGGAGCGGGAAGCTGTGGGTAAAGAATCCAGAAGGTACTGGAGTAATTACTCGCGATGCCAAAGATGCAATGAAAGCAGCGGAAGCCAAAGGTGCTAGCTATGAAGTGCAAGCAGGGGACCAAATTATATTTAAGACTCCAGAAGTAGGTGCAACCTTCGATGCAATGCTTGCTAGATCCTCTAAACGCACTGAGGCTTTCAGAGAACTTAATGCTGCACAAGGTAAGACTGATTGGAAAGATCCAGATGTTATTCGCCCCATCCGCCCGAATCCTCATGACTATAAGCACTTTGCTTTTGTGAAGGATGATAAAGTTACCGGAGCCGGTCACACTACAATGCTATTTGCAACTACGCCTGAGAAGCTAGCTGAGCTTGCTACGAAGACTGAGCAGGCTGGCTTTCGAGTGCACTTTAAATCAGAGACTGAGGAATATAAGAAAGCCTTCGGGGAATATGAGTATGCAAGAACTCTGCATGAGAACTATATTGATTCGGAACTAAAGAACCGAGGAATATTCTCTGGGCACTATACTAAGACCGATCCGCAGAAAACTGTGAATGATATCTTGGTGCAGCATACCAGAGAAGACGATGTGCTTGCTATGGAACTTGGTCGCGCCAAGAATCATAAGGCATTCTCGTTTCTGGAAGATCAAGGGAAAGCTTATAGCAAGATTGAGAGTTCTAGGTTCGGAGGATCAATTGCAAATATTGAGGCCACTGGAAATAATCCGTACGTGGATTATATAAAGACAGGCTTGGATATTTCTAAAGGACAGAACTCGCTGCTTGGTGATGCCAATAGAATTTTGGATTCTGCAGTATCTAAGGTATGGGCTTCGATTCGGGAACTAAAGGTTTCTAATTACTTCGACGCTGATCGAGTTAATAAGGCATTACAAGAACATGGAATTGATACAGCTTATAGAACAGCGGCGGATGAAATCCTTATCAATCACACTGCTCCTAGAGGAGAACTGACTAAATTCGTTAGAGGTGCGAATGCAATTCTATCTAAATTGACTCTCGGACTTGATCCGCTGAATGCATTGAATAATGCAATCGGTGCGAATATTCTGAGAGGTACTGAACTCAAGCAGATTACTGATGCAATCAAGGGAGGTAATGGTGAACTTGCAGGAGAGTTATCTAAGCTGATGAAGGTAACGTTGCCTGGAGTTGGTGATGAGATAACTGCGCCAAGTAAACTCATGTCTAGGGCAATCAATAACTTCTGGAAAGATGGGAAGGGAGGCCCGCTGCATGAGAGATATCGGACAAGTGGTTATATCAAAGATATGACTACACAGTTTCATGATCTGATTGATGACTTTACTCTGAAAGGTACTGAGACTGTACAGAATCTGGAATCTCGCTGGAATAAGGCAAAGACTCTTGGTGAGAAACTCTCTCAGAAAGGAGAGGGAATTACTGGGAATGCCTTAGCAGAAGATTTTAATAGATTCATTTCTGCTGATGTGATGCGCCAGATTACTGATCTTGCAGAGAAACATGGACTCTTGAGTCGTGCTGAATCTCACAGCTATATCAATACATTTGTGAATCGAGTGGAGGGTAATACTATTGCATCTCAGAGACCTCTGGTATTCCAAGGGCCAATTGGACAAGCTATTGGATTATTCCAATCTTACCAGTTCAATATGATGCAGCAGCTTTTCAGATATACTGCTGAAGGAACTGCTAAAGATTCTGCTATGCTACTTGGCTTGCAGGGAACTTTCTACGGATTGAATGGAATTCCAGGTTTCCAGTTCTTCAATCAGCATGTAGTTGGATCAATGAGTGGGAACACTAATCACAGAGATGCCTATGATGCATTGTATTCTGGGGCAGGTAAGCAGCTAGGTGATTTGCTAATGTATGGATTACCTAGTAATATCCTGCAAGCGAACTTGTATTCTAGGGGTGATATCAATCCAAGACAGGTAACTATTCTTCCTACATCATTACCTGATGTTCCTTTTGTGGGAGCTTTAGGTAAGGTGTTTATGAACACCAAGGAGATGGTAGGTAAGATTGCGGGAGGTGGAAATGTGTGGGAGGCTATGCTACAAGGTCTGGAGCATAATGGAGTGTCTAGACCTCTTGCAGGTATTGCTCAAACTCTGCAAGCTACTGGCCCAGAAGGTAGACCTTATAGTACCACTAACAAGGGAGGTATTCTATTCTCTAATGATTTAGTTTCTTGGGCTACAGCAACTCGTATTGCAGGCGGGAGACCACTAAATGAAGCAATTGTCAGTGATGGATTATTCAGAAATCATTCTTACCAGCAAGCAAACCATGACAAACTCAAAGCACTCGCTGAGACTATTAAAACTACTGCAATCCAAGGTAACTCCCCGGACGAGAATCAGATGGTCAGGTTTACCAAAGCCTATGTGGAAGCGGGCGGGAAACAAATGAATTTTAATAAGTTCATGATGAATGAAATCAAAGCTGCAAATACAAATGAAGCTGAAAAGATAACTGCTCAACTCTCTAATCCGCTTGCATTTAAATTGCAACTCTTAATGGGTGGAACTTCTCCATCTGAATTTTAACTTGAAAAGGAAATAACATGAGTCTTAATGCTCCAGTCATTCTTGGTGAGTATGTGCCACTGCCAGCAGGCGTAGTGAGAACTACTACGCAAACTATTATAGGTCAGGATCTAATGAGTCCTGTCATGTCTAGTGGGCAACGTAGTGGGGTAGGTGTAGAAGCTTCAGGTATCGTAGCGTACTTGAATATCACAGCTGCACCTGGAGGTGATACCTTAATCCTAGCTCTGGATGAACTTGACCCAGGCTCAGGTACTTGGTTCAATGTAGGCCAAACTACAGGCTCTACTAATACAGGTGTGATTAAGATGAAGGTGAAGGATGCTATTACTGAGAAGACACCTACAGGAGTGTTGTTGCAGATTCAGGATAAGCTTGTTAGGAATTGGAGAGTACGAGTGATACACTCTGGCGCAGGTAACTGGACATATAGTTTAGGAATCCTGCTGTATGCGTAGAGTTGGATAGGAATAGATAGACAGCAAAAAGCCCCAAAGGACTAAACATCCAGAGGGGCTTTGTTGTTTCAGGGGATAAATCTGCTTTCCTTATCAGGTACGAACTGTGGAGGAAGTTCTTCATCTGGAGGAATCTCTAAGTGATGCTTATCCCAGATCCTATCAATCACTGCGAGTTGTTTCTCACTTAGATCATCTATACTCTTTCCATAACGATTGAGCTGATTATCAATTGAATTACAGAATTCTTTTTCCCAATCTGATAAGTCGGCGAGGATTTCTAGAATCTTGTTGAACTTAATAAGTTTTCGATTAGTCATTTTAATCTATTTCCTTTCATTATTGAATTACCTGACCGACTGGAATTTCTCTCAAAACCTCTAGTCTACCTGCCAGAATCCTACAGAGCTTATCTCTCTCTTCCAATGTATAGGTACCATTCACAACTACAGAACAGTGCAATGCAATCTCTGCAATTTTCATATCTGTCTCCTCTACTGGATGCTTACCTAATTTCTTTTCTAGTGTAGGATGTAGGCCAGAGCAAAGTTCTTTCTGTAATGCAATGAATCCTGGAGGAAAGAACTCAAGTGTCATACCTCCAGCAGTTTTAATTTGTGCAAGAATTGGAGAGACTTGTGAAGTGTAGTCTGGAACTAAAGCTTCATTTTCAGGGGAGATAATTTCGATCATTTTATAACTCCTTAGGTTTAGGACAATTTTCAGGTGGCACTACTACGCACCACACTGGTATATACTCGAACTTACCGACAAGTCTCCATCTATCTATATAGGCATCAGGCATTCTATCAATCATTGTGCGGATACTTAATTTAGACCTATGATCCAGATTTAATAACTCCCCGATCTCTACAAAGGTGAGTCCGTCTGAATGCTCTCTTAGTAATCTACGCAGCATTGCTGAAGAGAATCTTGGAATCTCATCAGCCATTCTTATCTGCTCTTACAATTGCAGCCTCGTCCGAGTAAGCAAGTCCTGCATAGCGCTCAGAGAGTTTATTCGCATTATGTTGCAGAACTTCCTGATCTGTAATTCCATAGAGATTCTGAGTTGCTTGGATATAGAATCTTAGATCTCCCAACTCTTCAACTAGATTTTCTCGATCGAGCGGTTTCCCATAGATAATCTCTTTCTTAATACAATCCGCTAATTCACCTGCTTCACCTGAGATTCCCATAGCGCAATGGGCTTTCATCATTCCAAGATTCATTACCTTGAATAGAAGCTCTACGAACTTATCATATCGGATAATCTCACCGATTACAGCGCCTTCTGAATCTTT